ATAAGTCCCTCAATGAAGAGGAGGCTAAAGAGCTTGGCAAACAAATCCGTGCTAAGTTTCTTAAAGCTATTCCTGGTCTTGAAGATCTCCTCAAAGCAGTCAACAAGAAGGCTAAGACAGATGTTTTGATGGGGTTAGATGGTCGTCCCATTAAACTCCAAGGCAAGAAACATGCCGCCCTTAACTATTTGCTCCAGTCAGCAGGGGCGATTGTTTGTAAGCGGTGGAATGTGATTGCCTATCAACAGTTCCAACAACTCAACTACACCTGGGGTATTGATTACCAATGGCTCGGGTGGATCCATGACGAAATCCAACTCGCTGTTCAACCTTACCTAGTCGATGACGCAAAGTTCCAACTCGAATGGTCCATCGTCCGAGCGGGCGAATACTACGACCTCAAAGTCCCCCTTGCCTCAGAAGCGAAAGACGGGGCAAGTTGGGCGGAGTGTCACTAAGCTTGAGCTTCGCATTGATGCTGACTTCTTTGCATATCGCTGTTGTCAAGCCAATGAAACGGAGCTTGACTGGGGTGATGATCTAATCACTATTGCCAGTAATTTCAAAGAGGTTATCAAGGTCTTTACTAATGAGATCAATAACCTCAAGAAACGGTTCGACACTGATCGAGTCCTTCTGTACTTCTCAGACAGCAAGAACTTCCGAAAGCTTGTCGACCCTGAATACAAGGGTAAACGCACCAAGCGAAAGCCAGTAGGGTACAAACGGCTATTGGAGTGGTGCAAAACCAACTTCAAAACTATCCGTTATGAAAACCTCGAAGCCGACGACGCACTTGGGCTAGAGTGTCACCTCGATCCGTCTGACTTCATTTTGGTTAGTCCCGACAAGGATATGAAACAAATCAGTTGCAACCTCTTTAATGGGGAACAACTGATCTACGTAACACCAGAAGAAGCGGACCATTGGTTCTGGACGCAATGCCTGACGGGTGACCCCGTAGATGGCTACAAGGGCGTGCCTGGTATTGGAGCCAAAGGTGCCGAGAAGATCCTTGCCAAAGCTGAGGATCCATGGCAGACTATCGTTGCCTGCTACGAAAAGGCCAACCTTACGGAAGCCGATGCCATACGTAATGCTCGTCTCGCACGGATCCTCCGGCCTGGTGAGTACAACTCAACCACAAAGGAGCCCATCCTATGGACACCACCTCCGTCCTTATCGGACTAGACATCGGCCTTGTCCTTACTATTGTCTACGTTCTAGACCGTAATGTCTTCCACGCTATCTCCATCGTTCTGTCCGGTATCCCAACCTGGATCGAATTACGAATCCGTCAAACAGTACTTGGACTCCGACTTAGAATTGACAGACTTGGAGTTCGACCAGGAATTCTGGGCAGACTATTTAGGGAATTCCAACTCTACCAAATCCGAAACAACCCAGCCTACAAAGAGTTCTTCAATGAGCAAGTACAGCCCCAGCCACTACCAGAGAGGGACGATTGAGGTTTGGGATTTTATTGTTGACCAAGGTCTTGATTATCTTTCTGGGAATGTGATCAAGTACGTATGTCGTGCTGGCCACAAAAGTCATGAGTCTGAGCTGGATGACTGGCTTAAGGTAAAGGCCTACGTCGAACGGAAGATCAAAGCAGTTTCTGAGTCCCGCAACCGCTAATCATGCACAACCAATCGCTGCTCCAACAGGCCATCACCTTTCGACAGGCGATGGAACAACCCATAAACACCACTGATGAAACAGTACATGAACTCCAAGCTAATCTTATCACTGAAGAGTATATTGAATTCTGTGATGAGTTTGACACTGAGTTCCAAACACTAGACACCGTAAAGGAGAATCAGGTAAACCAGCTCAAGGAATTATCTGATCTGGTATTTGTTTGTTATCAATACGCAGCTGCTCGTGGCTGGGATTTAGACACCGCAATGCGTCGTGTGTTTGAATCAAACATGAGTAAACTTGTTGACGGGAAACCGTTACGCCGTGAAGACGGTAAGGTTCTGAAGGGACCAAACTATCAACCCCCAATTCTTGACGATCTTATTTAAGTAACATGACCGCTTACGCTGATTTTGGCGACACCCCCAACACCATCGCTCGCACTGGCCGTGTCCAAAACTGGATTGACAACCCGGAATCTCGCCTTCCCGTCAGTTGTACGGTATTTGTTGTCGAGGACAGTATGGAAGGTCCCGAAGGCATTGAAGCTTCGTGGCGTTTCGTTTCGCACGCACTTCGTAATGGAGCTGGTGTTGCTGTTCACCTTAGCAAGCTGCGTCCTCGCGGGGCAGAAAATGGAAAGGGACTTACGGCATCAGGTCCAGTCTCCTTTGCTCGGATCTACTCAGCCCTCAATGAAACGCTAAGGCGCGGGGGTGTATACAAAAACGGTGCCGTGGTGTGTCACCTAGATTATACGCATCCTGATGCAATGGAATTCATCCAAGCGTCTCGTAGTGAGTTGTCTTGGGTAAAGCGTTGCCTTAATGTGGATGGTAATTTCCTTGATGTTGCATCTCCTGAACTGATTGAGGCTACCCTTGATGGAATTAAAAAAGGAGACATCTGGCTTAACAAGATTAGGTACGATGCTAACGGCAAGCGTATCTACGGTAACGTTTGTCTTGAGGTCTATCTTCCTAGTCGTGGTACCTGCCTTCTTCAGCATATCAATCTCGGAGCTTGCGGTATTGAAGATCTGGTGCCAGCGTTTACGGAAGGTATGACTTCCCTTATTGAATTACACGCACGGACGGGTGTTGGTGATACTGGTGAATACCTTCCCCCTGAGACTGATCGACAGGTGGGTCTTGGCCTGCTTGGTCTGGCTAACTTCCTTTGTCAGAATGGGGTTACTTATAAAGAGTTTGGAGAAGCTCTGACTAAATTCCATCTGCATCAACCAGAGCATACTCCAGCTTATCTTCTTGTATCTGAACTTGCTAAAGCTATTGAAATCGCCGCACAAATTGCACGTTCTAATCGAATGGATCGTGCGTTTGCTATTGCACCTACGGCTTCCTGCTCTTACAATAACATCGATTTGCGTGGCTATACTACTGCCCCAGAGTTGGCCCCTCCTATCAGTCGTCACGTCGATAGGGATAGTGGCACTTTCGGAGTCCAATCTTATGACTACCCGCCGAATGTCGAGATCGCTGCTGAGGTAGGTTGGGAAGCATATAAAGAAGTAGTGGATGGTATTGTGCGTCTCTTTCAAGGGACGTTGCTGTTCCACGGGTATTCCTTCAACAGTTGGAGTGACGTGGTTACCTACGATAAGAAGTTTCTAAACGAGTGGCTTAGCTCTCCACAGACCAGCCTTTACTATGCACTTCAGGTAATGCCTGACACTCAAGCAAAGGATGATGCGTTGGCTGCTCTTGATGATGACTTTAAGGATTTGTTCTTCTTTGAGGAGGATGTAGATCCTGATTGCGGCTGTCCCAAAGTTAAACCCGAAGATGAAATTTGCATTCCCTGTGGAGAATAATGACTGCAACCCTATCACCCTATGATCAAGTAATTTCCCGCAAGCGTAAATGGACGCCTGTGGCAGTACAAAAAGGCAAGCTTGTTGATGGTTCTGAGGATGCAATTTATCGTGCCCTTGGTCTTCGTCATCTTGAGTTGCCTGTTCGTGAATTCCTTCAACAAGGACTTGAGAAAGAACTTCCCAAAACACCTGGTGTAAGGGAAGCATTACTCTCCAATCAATTGGATGAGGAACGTCACGATCAAGCTCTGAACTATGTGGTGGATGCCCACGGTTCTGATAGCAAGGCTGAGTCTGAAGCCAAGCATATCTTGAAGGCATGGCTGGAAGCTCCTGAGCATCCTCTTCTTAAAGCCGCTATTCTTGAACGCAGTGTCTTCTTCGTCATCCTTCCCTTCTTCCGATTCAACGGAGACATCGGCATCCGTACCACAGCAGCAGACATCAGCCGCGACGAACAAACCCACGTCGCCGTACACTCGATGGTCTGCTCCGAGTTGGGCCTCAAGTCCACACCAAGCCTCAATCGACTACGTAGAGCGACTGTCGGATGGGTAGTGGATGCCCTTAGTTCTTCTGAGAACAAGTACCTTGATAAGGACTTCTGGCTTAAGCAGTCGGATTCTCTCTATGAACGAGGCAAGGCCCCAGGTTTGTCGGATACCCAACGTGCTAGGATGCCTGCCTTTTTCGAGGCAAGTAATACCGACCTTCCACAATATGGCTAATCAATGGCTTACCTTGACGAGGATAACCTTCCCCTTGCTGCCATAGTAGGGGGAAGGGTGGATCTACTACGACTCATTGAAGAGTTGGAACAGATGTATCCTGACCGCTTTCCAAACCACACGATCACTGAAAAGGAAATGGCTTTTCAAGCTGGTGCTATTTCGGTGATTCGTTACCTAAAACAAAAGACCGAACCAATGTAAAACCATGTGTCTCGCTCCTAGGCCACCGTCGCCGCCACCTCCGCCTCCTCCGCCCCCGCCGCTTCCTCCCCTTCCCCCTCCGCCTCCTCCCCCGCCACCGCCGGCTCCAGCACCCGCTCCGGCTCCGGCTCCGGCCCCCACTCAAGTTGTGCAGCAGATGCCTCAGTATTCTGCTCCGGAACCTCCTCCGCCTCCGCCTCCGCCGCCGGTTTCTGCTGGTGAAAAGGTGGCAAAGATTCAATCAGCAGCTTCCGCTCGTATCAAGAGTGGCGCACAGGGTACCGGCAAGCTTCGGGCTCCTCAACGTAAGACCGCTGCTGAACGTCTGCGTGTTCCAACCAGTGGTATTGGCTCTGGTTCACCTCTTAACGTTCCCTCCTCTCAAGGATAATCATGGAAAATCTCTCTGCTGCTAGCCGTTACGCTCGTTTGGCAAGCGACAGAACGATCTTCCTAGATACTGCTAGGGAGTGTGCAAAGCTTAGCCTTCCGTATTTGCTGACACCTACTGGTGTGGTGAATGGTCAAAAGCTTCCCACTCCTTGGCAATCCGTAGGGGCTAAAGGTGTGAACGTCATGGCCTCGAAGCTTATGTTAAGTTTGTTTCCGGTAACGGCAACATTCTTTAAGCTTCAGATCAACGACGGTAAACTCACCTCGGATCCAAGTATTGATGCTAGAATCAAATCTGAGATTGACTTGAGCCTCTCCAAAATGGAGCGGGTTATCATGCAACACATTGCCGAATCACAGGATCGTATTATCCTCCACCAGGCAATGAAGCATCTAATTGTAACCGGGAATGTCCTGGTATACATGGGTTCGAGTGGTGTTAAGTTGTATCCTCTTGACCGTTATGTGGTCGTCCGTGATGGAGAGGGTCAACCCACTGAGATCGTTACTGTTGAATCAATCAACCGTCAATTCCTTCCTGAGAAATTCCAAAAACCAAAAAGCACTATCAATCGAGTAGATGACAACACTG